GGCTCGGCCCGGAGCGCTGCAAGTTCCTGACCTATCCGGAGGGATGCAAGGATCTCAACGAAGTGCTGAACAGGCACGGTGAGGCGGAGGTTGTACGCCTGATCAATTCCGCGCGCTCCTATCCCATCAAAGGCATCTATCAGTTTTCGGATTTCCCCGAACCGCCGCCGCTGACAGCCATTTCGCTGGGCCTTCCGGTTCATGACGAATGCATCAAGCTGGTGCCTACTACGCTCACGGTATGGACGGGCTTTGCTGGTGCCGGGAAAACTTCGCTGCTGATGTTCCTGATCTCCAACCTTCTGTACGCGGGGGTGAACATCGCCATGGGCAGCTTCGAAACGGCGATCCGCCCGATCCTGCATCAGAAGCTGATCGAGGCTTTATGCCGCTCGATATGGTCCAACATTCAGCCGGATGATCTCCGCCGCGCAGAGGCCATTCTGGCCAAGCGGTTCTTCATCATCGCTCAGGACAGTGACGATCCCGATCATGAACTTACGCTGGAGGAGACGATCGAACTCGCCCGCATATCCGTCCTCCGCGATGGCGTGCGCCTGTTCATCATCGATCCGTGGAACGAGCTGGAGCACAAGCGGCGAGCGGACGAGACTGAGGGCGAATATACCGGGCGCGCGATTCGTGCTTGGAAGGCCTTTGCCAAATCCTACCAGTGCGCGGTCTGGATCGTTGCGCATCCGAAAAAGCCGGGAGAGTTCGGCAAGGCGGCGTCCGCCCCTGGCTTGTACGACATTTCCGGCTCAGCTCATTGGGCGAACAAAGCCGATTACGGTGTCGTCATTCACCGGCCGAACAAGGATGTTCCGATAACGGAAATGACTGTCGTGAAGGTTCGGATGAGCCTGCCGGGGCGCGAGCAGGGGATCAAACTCAGCTATGAGTGGTTGCGCGCCCGCTATGTTGCGGCGGAGGCCGCATGACCTGCGCCAAAACTGCCAAAATGCCAAAATGCGTCGCCACGCGGGTGCCCTGACCTTGGTAATGGGGGTCCCTCCGATTGGCTACGATCCGCGCGAGGCTGAGCGCAAGGTGCTGGATGCGCTCACCGCGGCGGCTGACGCCGGTGCCAAATGCCCAACGCAGGATGAGCTTGCCGAACTGATCGGAGTTGAGGCCGTGTCCACGACGGTCGGCATCGTCAATCGATTGGAACGGAAGGGCTTGATCAAGGTGGAGCGGTATCAGCGCGAGCGGAGGGTGATGATTGTGGCAACGGGGAACATGACGGCGCCGGCCGCCAATCCGGTAACGCACTGGCGACGGAGGGCGCTGAAGGTCCCCTCCCCGACCCTGGGCCATATTCGCCATCGCAAGCCTGACGTCGCCGCTCAGATTATCGTCGCCGCTCGGCGGGAGGGCATGGAGGTTCAGGAGTTCCTGGCATGCCTGGTATGGGCCGGGTTCGAGCGTTATCAGACTCAACAGAGCGGCACCGGCTGATCACGGGTATTCCGGCTGGATATTCCATTCCACGGCAATCGTTGAGATGTCATTCGGGCCAAGCAACGGACCGCTGCTACAGAGAATGCTAAACCGCCACAGTTCGCTTCCCGCATTGATCGCTTGCTGGACCAAGAACTCTATGGAGCCCTCAGCCGTTAGGTTGACGCTGTTCAGGGGATCCGTCTGGGAGCCGCCTTTACGGTACATTTTTCCTTGCTCAAGAAGCGAAGGCCGAACCAAATTCATGGCTACGAATATCCCTTAGCTCGATTCACGTGATTGTCGGCGTGTTATAGCGCGGTTCGGGCATGAGCCCAAAGCAGCAGCGCTTCGTTGACGAATATCTGATCGACCTGAACGCAACGCAGGCCGCGATCCGTGCGGGTTATAGCGAGCGTTCGGCCGAAGTGACGGCCCATCGCCTGCTAAGCAATGCTAAGATCGCTGCGGCCGTCGCTGCTGCCCAAACTGACCGTAGCGAGCGCACGAAAATCGATGCCGATTGGGTGCTTACGCGCCTGGCTGAAGAGGCTGATGCGGACGTTGCCGATCTCTATGACGATCACGGCCAACTCAAGCCCGTGAAGGATTGGCCGCTGATCTGGCGCAAGGGGCTGGTGGCCGGCATCGACACACTGCGCGAGAAGATCGGCGAGGATGAAGACGGCGCTCCTGAATATGCGACCGTGCAAAAGGTCAAGCTGTCGGACCGCATCAAGCGCATCGAACTGATCGGCAAGCATGTCGGTGTCCAGGCCTTCAAGGACAATCTCGATGTGAACTTGAAGGGTGACCTCGCGGAGATGGTGGCTAAAGCTCGTGCCCGCGCCGCAACCTGATCCCTTCGTGGAACTCGTGAACGACATCGCGGGCTTCACGCACGATCCGCTCCGTCATGCGCTCTACTGCTATCCCTGGGGTGCCGGTGCGCTCACAGGCATCGACGGGCCAAGGCAATGGCAACGCGGCCTGCTGACCAACATCGGCCGCCACCTGCAGAACCCTGACGCGCGGCATCAGCCCTGCCGGATAGCCGTGGCATCAGGCCACGGTATCGGCAAGTCGGCGGCGATTGGTATGGTGGTCAAATGGGGTCTCGATACCTGCGAGGATACCCGCATCATCCTGACCGCGAATACCGAATCGCAGATCCTCACGAAGACGGTGCCCGAGGTCACGAAATGGATGAACCTCGCGATCACGGCCGACTGGTTCAAGCCGACTGCCACCGCATTCATTTCAACCGTGCCGGGACATGAAAAGTCCTGGCGCGGCGATGCCGTGACGTGGTCGAAGAACAATACCGAGGCCTTCGCCGGCCTGCACAACAAGGGCAAGCGAATCATCCTGATCATGGATGAGGCATCGAATATCGATGACAAGGTTTGGGAGGTCAGCGAAGGCGCCCTGACCGATGAAGACACGGAGATCATCTGGCTCGCGTTCGGCAACCCGACCCGGGCGACCGGCCGCTTTCGTGACTGCTTCGGAAAATATCGCAATATCTGGTATCGCCAGCAGATTGACAGCCGCACGGTAGAGGGCACGAACAAAACCTATCTCGACGAGCTCGTGCGCACCTATGGTGAGACCAGCGACATCGTAAAGGTTCGCGTGCGGGGCATGTTTCCGTCCTCGTCGTCGCTGCAGTTCATTGGCACGGACATCGCCAATGCGGCGCGAACGCAGGAGGTCGTTACACTGCCAAGCGATCCGCTGATCTATGGCGTGGACATCGCCCGCTTCGGAGACGATCATAGCACGCTGGCCAAGCGTTGCGGCCGGGATGCTCGATCACGGCCGTGGAGGCGCTGGCACCAAACCGACACGATGCAGATTGCTGGTGACATTGCCACAGAAGCCCAGATCGACAGGCCTGATGCCATCTTCGTCGATGTCGGCGCAATGGGTGCCGGCGTCGTCGATCGCCTTCGCCAGCTCGAAGTGCCGAACGTGTTTGAGGTCAATTTCGGCGGCGCCGGTCGCGATGCCATCTGGGCTGGCGATCAGCGCATCAGGACGGCGAACAAGCGGGCAGAGATGTGGACGAATATGCGGGCATGGCTGCCGCGCGGTGCCATCCCCGACGATCAGCAGCTTGAGGATGATCTCACCGGCGTGGAATATGGCTACAATGCCGAGCAGCAAATCCAGCTTGAGAAGAAAGAGCATATGAAGGCTCGCGGTCTGCCGTCGCCAGATGATGGCGACGCATTGGCCCTGACCTTTGCTGAGCCTGTCCAGCCACGCGCTGTGCCGAACTATCTCAATCCCGAACGGTATCGGCCCGCCGGCGAGTATGATCGCTATGCGGAGTTGGACCGCTAGCCTCGATTCAACCCATTATCGATTAGCCTTAGCGCTCCTCCAAACGGAGGAAGTTCATGTGCATGGGCGGCACGCCAAGTATTGCGCAGCCGGCGCAACGGCAGCAGGCAAAGCTGCCTGACAATGGATCGACGGCAGCACGTACCGATGACACGCTAGCCCGGCGCCGCGCGCTCTGGGCTACGATCATGACATCGCCATCCGGCACGCTCGGCAGCCCGTCGACGACTAGCAGCACCTCGCTAGGCTGATGGCACTCACACCGCGCGAGCGATGCTCCAAGCGGCTCCAGGGAATGCAGCAAGTCCGCTTGCCCTATGAGCCGGACTGGAAGACCATATCACGGTTCGCACAGCCGGCCCGTTCGCGCTTCCTCAATGCCGATACCAATCAGCGCTCGCGCCGGAACACGGGCGTCTACGATAGCTATGCGATCCAGTCATTCCGGACGCTGACCGGCGGCATGACAAGCGGTCTCAGCTCCTCCTCGCGGCCTTGGTTCAAGGCCGAGCTCTACGATCGCGAGATGATGGAAGATCCGGAGGTGCGCGCCTGGCTCGATGAGGTCCAGCGCCTCATGTACGATTTCCTCGCACACACCAATTTCTATGCTGCTGTCGAGACCGGCTATTCCGAAATAGGCCTGTTCGGTACCGACGCCTGTGTCATGATCGAGGATGGTGACGAAGGCGCTGTTTGCCATGCGCTCACCGTCGGCGAATATTGGATCGCGCTCGGCAAGAACCTGATCGCGGATACGCTCTATCGCCGTGCTCCGATGACGGTTGCCCAGGCGATGGCGTCATTCGGAAAGCAATGCTCGCAGCGGGTGCGCAACTTCTACGATCAGTCGAACTACGACCAGATCGTCGACATCTTTCATGCAATTGAGCCCAACTGGGATCTGGCTAGCGACAAGCTTGATCGTCGCGGCAAACTCTACCGTTCGATCTGGTGGGATGAAGGCGACGACGACAAGGAGCGCCTTCTCCGCGACTCCGGCTATACCGAAAAACCCTTCTGGGCTCCGCGTTGGCAGACGGCTGGGGCCGATGTCTACGGTGACAGTCCGGGGATGGTCGCGATTCCTGACATGCGCGAGCTGCAGATGCAGTCGAAGCGCCGCGGCGAGGCGATCGATTTCCTCGTGAAGCCTGAAATGATCGTGCCGACCAATATCCGGTTGACTGGCCAGCCCGGCAGCAAGGTGTCGGCGGCCAGCGTCGACAAGGATCTCGTCGCGGTTCCATACCAGATGCCATATCAGGCGATCGAGGCGATTAGCTCCGAGGTCGACAAGTGCCGCAAGTCGATCGATGCGGCATCCTACGCCGAACTGTTCATGGCGATCACGAACATGCAGGGCATCCAGCCCCGCAATATCGAGGAGATCGCCGCCCGGAACGAAGAGAAGATGACCCAGCTCGGGCCGGTCATCGATAGGGTCAACAATGAAAAGCTGAAGGTAGCGCTGGATCGCACGTTCGGGATGATGATGCGCGGCAACTTCTTCCCGCCTGCGCCTGATGCCCTGCAGGGTGCGGAGATCAAGTTCGAGTTCGTCTCGATCCTAACCCAGATGCAACGCATGCTCGGCCTTGGCCAGATCGAGCGCACGTCGGCCTTTGTCGGCAATCTTGTCGGCGTGGTTCCGGAAGCCATCGATAAGCTGAACGTCGATGAAATGATCGACGAATATGCCGATCGTGCGGGTGCGCCGGCCAAAATGATCCGCAGCGCCGAAGAGGTCGAGGCAATCCGCCAGCAGCGCCAGCAGCAACAGGCGGCCCAGCAAGCCGCTGCGATGGCACCGGCCGCGCAGCAAGGTGCGGACGCTGCCCGTCTCCTCAGTGAGGCCGATACCGGCGACGGTGGCAACCTGCTCCAGAAGCTGATGCCAGCGTGATGTGCGCAGGCGCAATGACACCCGCCGGAAAGCCCCTTAGCCCCGCGGCAGCTTCTGTATTGCCTGCGGTATCTGGCCAAAATGACTATTCTGCCCGGCTCCTTGACGATGCCGGTAAGGCCTACCCGTTCATCAAGCAGTACAGCCCTGTCGTTTCTGTCGGCAAAGGCGAGGGTTACGCGGAAACATGGGCGGCCGATGAGCCTGGTGACAAAGATTATCCGCGACCTGCTGAGTTTCCGATGGGGAAGGTCGGCGTCCAGGTTTTCAGGCCGAATGATTTCAAACCGGCGGATCTGGCCGCTGAGTTTCTGCATGTAGATCCGAAGGCGAAAGCGGCCAGAGAGACGCTACTTAAGTCGATGTCGTCGGATCAAATCGAGCGCCTGAAATCACAATCCGCCGATTACAAAGAGTCGCGGCGCATGGGCCAGTCCGAAGATCGTGCTCTGCAAAACGCCGTCGATAGCGCGATGCGCGGCTACACGACCGGCCAATGGCCAAAAGAGGCCAATGATCGAATGGCTTACACCGACAAACAGCGGAAAGTCCTGGACGATCTCAAAACGTACATGGTCACCGGCAAATGACCAAGCTGAAGGTCATAGACGCTGAGCCCATTGGCGTTGATGTGGTCGCAACCCTTGAGAGTGTGCTGGAGCGAGCACGTGAAGGGCGGATTTCATCGGTGGCAATCGCGATGGTTTATCGTGACGGCTCCACAAACAGAACCTGGAGCAAGTCTCCTAGCCTAAGCGCGTTGGTTGGTGCCGTAGCCCGGTTGCTGGCCGCCCTTATCCGGATGGCCGATAGTGACTGAAGACCAGCACAAAGCCGACATCGCCCTGCTGATCGAGCTTCCGGCCTTCCGTCGATTTCTCTGGAGGTCGATTCAAATGGCGGGAATATTCTCGCCTGCGATCAACGGCGCCGATGGACGTGATCTCTCTGAGGGACGCAGGCGGCTGGGGTTCGACATTCTTCAGGATGTGGAGAGGGCCATGCCCGATCCCCACCCCTTCGGCCTTTCAACGCTGATCCAGGTCATCCTCGAAGAATCACGATCCAGCTCAACTCAGGAGAAACCCAATGGCAGACGAAGCCGATACGACGACGACATCGACGGAGACGACAGCAACGGCGACGCCCGGCGCGGATGAGGCAGCGCAAGCTGCTGCCGCTCCTGCGGCCGAAGAACAGGTCGCTGCTGGCGACGACGATACCCTGCTCGGCGGCGGTTCCGATCCCAAGGATGGCAGTGACGGCGACGAAGCCAGCACGGAGGCTGCTGCCAAGCCTGAAATCCCCGAAGCATATGAGCTGGCGGCGCCCGAAGGCATGACGCTCGATCCCAAGGCGGTCGAGCTTGCCACGCCGGTGTTCAAGGAACTCGGCCTTTCGAACGAACAGGCGAACAAGCTCGTGCCTGTCGCTGCTCAGTGGGCGCAGTCGATCCGCGATCAGGGGCAGCAGCAAATCCTTGCTGAAGTTGCAACGCAGCGTGCGCAGTGGGCGACGGACGCGAAGGCTGATCAGGAGATTGGCGGCGCGGGTTTTGACGCAAGTCTCGGGCTGGCAGCAAAGGCGCTTGATCAGCTTGGTTTTCCGAAGGGTTCACCGCTTCGCAGCCTGCTGAACGACAGTGGTCTCGGCAATCATCCAGAGATGATCCGCGCATTTGCGCGCGTCGGTAAGGCGATCAGCGAAGATACTGACTTCGTGCGCGGGGACAAGGCTGCTCCCGTGAAGAAGACGGATGCAGAGATTTTCTATCCGGAAATGGTGAAGGCTCAAAGTTGAGCGGGGTTTTAGGGAGTTAGAAGATGGCAGTACTCGGCAATACCGTGGGGACGCTGGTCGACGTCGCCAAGATGCTTGATCCGGACGGCAAGATCGCCCGTGTCGCGGAATTGCTCAATCAGAGCAATGAAGTCCTCGATGACATGATCTGGAAAGAGGGCAACCTTCAGACCGGCGACCGCACCACGGTTCGCACCGGCCTGCCTGGCGTCGCCTTCCGCGCGCTCAACGAGGGCGTTCCGCGCTCCAAGTCGAGCGTCAGCCAGTTCGATGAAGCGGCTGCAATGCTCGAGGGCTTCTCTGAAGTCGACCGCGCCGAGGCAGTCCTATCGGGCAACGTTGCTCAGTATCGCATGAATGAGCAAATCAGCTTCTATGAATCCATGAACCAGACCATGGCGACGTACCTCTTCTTCGGTAACGCCGCCACCAATCCCAAGGCCTTCAATGGCTTCGGTCCGCGGTTCAATTCGCTGTCCGGCACGACCGGCGGGCAGATTATCGATGCCGGCGGCACCGGCACCGATAATTATTCGGTCTGGCTGATCGGCTGGCACGAGAACACCGTGCGCGGCATCTTTCCGAAGAACACGAAGGCGGGCCTCACTCACGAGGACATGAGCGATTCAAGCCCCGGAGAGGATGGCAATCCCAAGGGCTCCACGCTTTATGACGCCAGCGGCAATCCGTATGTTGGGTATCGCGACCACTATCTGTGGAACTGCGGTCTTTCGATCAAAGATTGGCGCTATGTGGTTCGGATCGCCAATATCGACCGCTCGGACCTGTCGAAGGATTATTCGACCGGCGCCGATCTGCAGGATCTCCTGATCCAGGCAACGGAGACGATCCAGTCGACCTCTTTGGGCGGAATGCGCCTGGCGTTTTACGCGCCTCGCCGCATCACCGGCATGCTGCGCCGGCAGTTGGTCAACAAGAAGAACGGCTTTCTGTCGATGGATGAAATCGGCGGACGCAAGGTTCTGAACTTTGACGGCATTCCGTTGCGCCGTGTCGACGCGCTCAACGTCAACGAAGCCCGCGTGGTCTGATCCGAGCGGCAGGGAGATAGCGACATGATTACTGATGCACAGACCCGGTTTTCGAGCGCTCAGGCGATCACGACCGGCACTCAGCTTTCCACTAACGCGTATGACCTCGGGGTTGCGCGCGATGCCGGGCGCGGGCAGCCGCTCCGGATCGTGGCCACGATCGACACGACTTTCACAGGCGGCACTTCGTTGCAGGTGAATATCGTGGAATCGGCGAACAGCGATCTTTCGTCCGCTACCGTCATCTCGACGGGGACGGCGATCGTCGAGGCTTCGCTGACGGCGGGGTCTAAGATCGTTGATCGCCACCTGCCGCAGACCTCAAAGCGCTATATCGGCCTGCAATACGTGACGGTCGGCACTCACACTGCCGGTGCCCTCACCGCTGGCATCGTGCTCGATAGCGATAGCAACACTTATTTCGCGGCCAATACCGGCTTCTAAGGAGACTTACCCATGGCTGATAAAATTGTTCAGGCAAAGGTGACGAAGCCGACGTTCATCAACGGATCGTTGCACTTTCCTGGTGAGGCCGCAAACGTCAACCTCGATCAGCTCGGCGTGGACTCGCTCGACGCTAAGAATGTCAGTTCGCTTGAGCCGCTTGGCAAGGACGAGGCGTCAGTACTGATCGAGCGCGTTCAGGTTGCTCCCGTCGCTCCTCACGCGCCTGATCCGACCGCACCCCAGGGCCTCGCGCCTGGTTCGGTCATTTCCGGCACTGGCAAGACCTTGACGCCTGCTGACGCGGATAGCGAGGCAATGGCATCGGAAATGGTGCCGCCTGCGCCGCCGAAGAAGAAGTAAATGGCAAACGACGGCTTCAAGGATATTGCGAGTGGGCCGGCGACAACGATCGATTTGATCACGCCGGCCGATAGCGACCTCGCGCGTCCGATCCGAGCATTGTTCGTCACTGGGGCCGGGGCCGTGAAGATCACCACCCTGGCCAACGACGTTCGGACGCTGACGGTGCCGGCCAATTACCGCATTGATTGCGCGATGCTGCGGGTCTGGTCGACGGGCACGACTTCATCGGGCGAGATGCACGGCTACATTTAATGAGGATCGGGGTCGCGCTCGGCACCGGCGGATCGGGCGCGCTGGGCGACACAACCGCCCCGACCCTATCCAGCCCTACCGATACCAATTCCGGCTCAACCGGATATTCCGGCTCCGTCAGTACGAATGAAGGCAATGGCACGCTCTATTGGGTGGTGTCCACGTCATCGACCGCGCCCACCGCTGTCCAGGTCGAAGCTGGGCAGATGCACACGGGCTCCTCAGCCGCCGCATCTGGTAATCAGGCCGTATCCGCAACCGGCGTCCAGAATGTTTCCGGGTCCGGGCTGACCTCTTCCACTGCCTACACGATCCACTTCATGCACAAGGATGCCGCCGGCAATCGCTCGAGCGTTGTTTCCGGCGACGGGCTCACCACGGCCGCGATCGTTCCAACCCTCAGCTCGCCAACGGACACGAACGCTGGTGCCTTCGTCTATTCGGGCGGCGTCACAACCGACAATGCGACTGGCACGCTCTACTGGGTTGTCACGACCAGTTCCACGGCGCCAACGAAGGCGCAGGTGAAGTCTGGGCTCGACAACGCAGGCGCTGCCGCTGCCGCAACGGGTTCGCAGGCCATATCGTCGAGCGGGGCAAAGACGATCAGCGGCGCAGGCCTCGCTGCATCGACCAGCTACACCATCCATTTCATGCACGAAGACGGTTCGGGCAATCAGTCCAATGTCGTCTCTGGCGATGGCCTCACGACGGCTGCGGCAACCGTACAGGTCTTTACGACTTCGGGCAGCTTCCAGGCTCCGGCCGGAATACCCTTTTGGAAGGTGGAAGGCATCGGCGCGGGTGCGCAGGGGTGGGCGCGTGGCGCGACAACCGGCGCGGCCGGCGGTGCGGGCGGCGGCGCTTATGCCAGGCTCAACGCCTATCCGGTCACGCCCGGCAACACCTATTCCTTCACGATCGGCGCAGGCGGATCGGGAACGGCGACCAACTTCAACTCCGGCGCCCTGATCGCGGCCGTTGGCAGCAATGCCTCCAGCGCCACAGGTCGTAGTGGAGGCTCTGCTGCCAACTCTACGGGTGATGTTAAATTCGATGGCGGCGCGGGCGGGACATCAACTGGATCATCTGGCGGCGGCGGTGGTGGTGCGGCAGGGCCTGGGGGTGCCGGTAAAGATGGCGGCGCGACTTCGAATAACGGCGCCGCTGGTGGCGGCGGCTGTAATGGAGGCTCATCGACGGCCGCACCGACCGCTGCATCATCCACAACCGGCGGCAACGGCGGCACTGGACCTACCGGAACCGCCGGAGGCACTGGGTCGACCGGCGCTGGTGGTGCTGGCTCGAACGGCTCGGGCGGCGCAGGCGGTGGCACAACCACGCGCGATGGAGGCAATGGTTCGCAGTATATTGTTTGGACCCGCACCAGTGACAGCGCGACATTCGGTCCCGGCAGCGGCAGCGGCGGGGCGAGCACGGGCGCATCGGGAACGTCGGGAAGCGGCGTCGGCTATGGCGGCGGGACCGGCGGCGGACGCACCACAGGCACGCCCGGCGGCGGCCTGCTGGTCATCAGCTACTAGGCTCGATTCAAGCCCGCCTGCGGCTGCCATAGGACGGGCGCATGGCTTCGAAGATCGCGATCTGTAACGATGCTCTTGGTGAGCAGTCCGCCGAACCGATCCAGTCGCTTGACGAAAATTCGCTATCGGCTCGCGAATGCGCCCGCGCCTACCCTTCGGCGCTGACCTATCTTCTCGAACAGCATGACTGGAGCTTCGCGAACCGTCGCGTAGCGCTGGCTTCAATCGTCAATGATCGGCCCGGCGAATGGAGCTTCGCCTATGCGTTGCCAGTCGCATCCAATCCGCTGCGCGTCCTGCCGACGCTGACGGGCGCAGCTTCAGCCTTCATCGCCTGCTTCGATAATATGGAGCCGATCCCATATCTGGTGGCGGACGGGAAGCTCTATACAAACCAGCAGAACGCGACGCTCGAATATGGCCTTTCCGACCTAGAACCCGCCCGCATGCCCGCGATGTTCGCCCGCGCTCTTTCCCTTGAAGTTGCCTGCCGCACGGTGATGAACATCAAGAAAGATCGCCAGATGAAGGGCGATCTGATCAAGCAGGCTGAGGTTGCGCGCGACCGGGCGATAGCCGACGATCTGAACCGCTCGCCGCGGCGCCAGGCCGATTACACGCCCGAATCCTACTATGCCCGTGAAGGCCTCGGCGACTGGCGCTTTCGCCCGCTGCCCGCGCTTGGCGGCGGCGGGTTTGATGGACCGATCCAGCTGCCGATCTCCTCGCCCTCACCGTCTCCATCGCCGTCGCCTACTCCGAGCCCGACGCCGTCGCCTACGCCGACACCTACGCCAACTCCGACGCCCGCGCCCGCGGGTATGCCGGCTGGGCTCTATATCCTGCTTGAGGACTTTTGATGCTGCGCGCTGGGCTGTTCAATTTCAGCAAGGGCGAAATCGCGCCAGCGCTGCTGGGTCGGGTCGACGTATCAGCGCTCAATGCCGGGCTGGAGAAGGGCCGTAACGTCGTTGCGCTCAAATATGGCGGGGTGACGATACGTCCAGGAACGCGGCTCGTCGCCGAAGTCTATGACGCCAGCAAACCCGTGCGTCTCGTGCCGTTCCAGTTCTCGCTGGAACAAACCTACGCGCTTGAGCTGGGACAGGGATATATGCGCCCGTGCGCGCTTGGCGGCGTGGTTCTCAATCCAGCGCTGTTCGTCACCGCGATCACCCAGGCGCACAATGCGCAGGTGACAGCAAACTATCACGGCAATTCCCCGGGCGATCAGGTTTTCTTCAAGGGCATCAGTGGCATGACCGAGATCAATGGGCGCATCGCAACCGTAGTTAGCGTCGTCGACCAGCACAACTTCACGATCGACCTCGATACCACCGGCTATTCGGCGTTTTCGGGCTCGCTGGACGGGTTGGTGCGTACCGGCCCGCCTGATCCTCCACCTTCGCCTCCTGCCGTGCCGGCGCCGATCAGCCCGCCACCTCCGCCGATCGTGGGCGGAGGCTGGGGCTCGGGCTATGGCGGCTATCGCTACGGAACGACCGTATGAGCGTATCTCGCCTCTATCGCGTGGGCTCGCCCTATAATGGCGGCGAGCTGCAGGAGATCGATTTCGAGCAGTCGGCGGACACGATGTACATCGCGCACATCGACCATCCGCCCTTCAAGCTGCTGCGCTATGCTCACGATAGCTGGGAGTTCAAGACGGTCTCGTTTGGTCCAACGCTGACCGTGCCTACCGGGCTCACGGCGGTCGCGGCCACGCCAAATACCGATGCGCCGAATAGTGGCGACGCCTTTTTTCCCGAAGATGCCAGCTATGTCGTGACGGCGGTTTCCGACGATACCGGACAGGAGAGCCGCGCATCGAACGCTGATACCGCGAACAACGATCTGACGCTCAAGCGCAACTACAACACAATCTCGTGGACGGGGCACACGGATGCCGATCGCTACCATGTCTATAAGTCTGATAACACTCAGGATTATGGCTATATCGGCACCACGACTGCGGTCACGTTCACCGACAACAATATCAACCCGGATCTTTCGCAGGGGCCTCCGGCCGGGAAGAATCCCTTCGACGTGGCGGGCAATTATCCGTCGACCGTAACCTTCTTTGAACAGCGCCTCTGGTGGGGCCGAACGAAGAACCATCCCAATGCCATCTGGGCATCGAAGTCGGGCGATTATGAAAATCTCGACATCGCCCGCCCCCTTCGTGACGATGACGCGCTATCGCTCGGGCTGGTGGCTGGCAGGGTCAACGCGATCAATCAGCTTGTCTCCCTGACCGATCTGTTGGCGCTTACCTCCGATAGCCTGTTCAAGATCGTCGGCGCCAATGACCAAGGCTATATCAGTGCCAAGGCGCCGATCGCGCGGCGGCAGGTCGGTCGTGGATCGTCCCGACTGAGCCCGCTCGTCGTCGACAACATGGTGTTCTACCGCCCAAGCACCGGCAACGCCGTGCGCACCATCGGATATTCATTCGAGCTCGACGGCATCAAAACCGATGACGTTTCGATCTTCAGTCCGCATTTCTTCCAGGGCTTTGAAATCGTGTCCTGGGCCTATGCGCAGGAACCACGCTCGCTGATCTGGGCAGTGCGCTCGGATGGCAAGCTGCTGTGTTTCACCTGGGAGCAGGAGCAACAGGTCTGGGGCTGGACGCTTTGCGAAACCGATGGAAAATACGAGTCGGTCTGCGTCATCTCGGAATATGGCGAGGATCGTCTCTATCTCACGGTGCGTCGGACCATCCAAGGCGTGGAGCGCGTGTTCATCGAAGAGATGGACCAGGTCAACTGGACCGATGTCGCCG